TTATTACCGTGTTAGAACTAGGGGTATTCCCCCGGGGGTGCACCCTCCCCCCAATCCCCCTACATCCAGTGGGGTCATGTGGATAGCCCTAGTCCCTGCATGGTTACTAGCTAGTGTGCACCTGCTACTACTTACAGGCTGCTACTAGTCAGCTCCCAGTAGCCCCGATGGGGTTGCCCAGGTGACCCCGGGAGGGGGGAAAACAAGGGGGGAGCTCTTGGGGGTTAGTTGACCCCCCCTCCAAAATCCTTAATTAGTCCCAGTTTTAGCGACTACCCCCCTTGTTTTTACCTAGAAATCACACCCCCTATGAAAAATCAAGGGAAATTTGGGGGTATTTCATATGGACACTACGTATAATTGTTTAGAAGGGCTCTAAACTAGACCCAATTCAGTACTACCCAGTACAAATTACCTATGGAAGGAATTATTTATATGACCGACGACACCAATGAGCCTCATAATGCAGTCCAGATTGCTGTAGACAAAGAGGAACTGAAGCTGCTTACGCGAGACGAGCAGAAGGAGTACAAGGTTCTAAGGGAGTTGCTGACAAGCATGACTGCGATGCAAATCAGGTTTGTCGAAGCTTACGTCAAGACTGCCAGTGCAGCCCAAGCAGCACGCATGGCTGGAAGCAAATCAGCTAATCCAGAGATCGTAGGCTACACGATGCTGAAGAATCCGAAGGTTCAGCAGGCCATTGCCATAGCCATGAAGAAGCGGATTGAAGCAGTAGGGCTGGACACCATTGAAGTGATCACGAAGATCAGGGAAGTCTATAACCATGCTTTGAATGAGAAGAACTACGCTGCTGCCATCAAGGCTTGTGAGCTTCTTCAGAAGGAGATTGACAAGGCCAACGGGCCTCAGAAGAAGAATGCGGTGGGAGAACAGCTTGAGAAAGACTCTCGCGGTGGGAGTAAACCAACGGAGTCCAATGAAGAGAAGGATGAAGCGTTAGCTAAGGTGATCTCAATCCTCGGGAGGTAACTACGGGGTAACTAATAGTTGTACTATGTACCAGAGTTACATACTATATCTATGGTACTCCCGGCCTGATCTAACCCTATATCCAATCCATCTACTATTTTGTTCTCAAGCCCCGTTGATATCTTTCGAACTCCCCCTTGGTTATACCTAGGTACGAGTATACACTTTTTTGTCTTCCCTTTCTACCAAGTTAGGGTAATTTCTTGATCAATTCTTTGTGAGAATCAGAGAATTGATAATTGTTACAGGTCTGTAATATTTCGTGAAGAGGAGCTTTTTGTCTTGAATAATGAGTCTGATAAGGATAAAGCCATTGAGGGTTTGTTGGGTTTCTTGGATACTCCGGGACCTGCTTTACCCGTAGACCCCAAGGAATTACAACGGGAGAACGACGTAGCCAAAGTTGACATTGGCTTATCGTCTGATCTTGTCTTGACAAAAGTGCTGGCTGGGAAGGGCTCAGATAACCTGACCTATAAGGAATTTGATGAACTTTACAAAAAGATCATCAGTAAACTCAATGAGTTACCCGACTCAGATCCAACCAAAGACTTCCTTCAAGAATTCCTAGCTAAGCGAATTTTGAACTTTGCTAGGAAGAACTTCTATATGTTTGTCAGGTACTTAGCCCCCTATACCCTGCCGGAAGGGTTCATTGACGGCAAACATATTGAGCTGATCAGTAACGAACTTCAGAAGGTAGAAGAAGCGACAGTGAAGGGCACACGAGAGAGGTTGGCGGTTTTTTGTCCTCCCGGTGCAATGAAGTCCAAGCTAATCAATCTATTTGTGGCTTGGTGTTTGGGTAAGCATCCCAAATGGAATGTACTGCATATCGGCCACGGAACACAGTTCGTGGAAGACAACGCAGGACGCCCCATTAGAGACCTTATGCGCACCGAAGAGTACCTCCGTGTGTTCCCCGATGTAGTAATTAAGAGCGATTCCCGTGCTGCTGGACGGTGGGAATTGACCACGGGGGGCAAGTACTACGGGGCGGGTGTTGGTACCCAGATTGCTGGCCGTCGTGCCCACATCTCCATCTGTGACGACGTGGTGTCCGAGCAGACAGCGTATTCTCCTGTAGAGCGTCGCAAGATCAATCATTGGTACGTCCCGGGCTTGCGTACCCGACTCCTGCCCAACGGGTCTGAAATCATCGTAAACACCCGCTGGCACAACGAAGACCTTTCGGGTTACCTTGAGGTCAACGATTCCAAGACAAAGCGTCCGTGGCGTATTGTTAAGATTCCAGCCATCCTAGACGCCAAGGCTTCGAAGCTCCTAGGACTTCCAGAAAAGGGTGCCTTCTGGCCTGAGTTCCAGACCCTTGAGTTCCTTTCGGAAAGGCGTGATGACCCCTCCATGACCGCAGCCAAATGGTCAGCCCTCTACATGCAAGAGCCTGTTCCGGAGGAGGGCAGCATCTTCAAGGAGTCAGATTTCAACCTTTGGCGGGCTAACAAACCTCCGGAGATTGAGTACATCGTCTTGTCCCTCGACACGGCCTATAGCTCCAAGACAAGTGCTGACTACTCGGCTTATTCGGTCTGGGGGGTGTTCTACGAACGCAATCTGACCGCCAAAGGCAGGGAGCACTGGGTGCCAAACATGATCTTGATTGAGTGTGACAAGAACCGCTGGGAGTACCCAGAGCTTCTTAAACAAGTAATTGAGATGCACGAGTATTACAAGCCTGATATAATTTTGGTAGAAAACAAGGCTTCGGGCCAATCACTGATTCCGGAACTACAGCTAATGGGTTATCCGGTTGTGCCTTTTGAACCCCAGAAGTGGGGGGACAAAGAGATGAGGGCACACCAAGTAACTCCGTACTTCCGTAACGGGCGTATTTGGGTACCTGAGTCACAAAGCTTTACAACAATGATTATGCGTGATGCCTTGGAATTCCCATTCGGTTCAAGCGACGACTTGGTAGATACCATGACACAAGCAATCATTCATTTGAGGTCTAACGTAATGGCTTTAAGCAATCCGAATCACATGAGTGAAGATTTGGACGATGAGGACGAAGATCGTTCTAAGCGCAGAAAGTCTTATTGGAATGCAGCAGCGTGATCTGCTCTGGAGTAACTAATGCCTATTGAACGTAACTTAGCCCTGAATGTTCCTCCTATGGGACTTCCTTCTAAAACCCCCAACCAAGCCCCAATTGAGTTCACCCTAGGCGCTATGCCGGGTGAAGCTCCCTTGGAGGAGGACTACGAAGACGAAGAGGGCGATTACGAGCACTTCGAAAACATTGCCGAACAGCTTGACGAGAAGGTTCTCTTGCGCATCGGCCAGCAGTGCAAGATGTGGTTCGACAAGGACAAGGAATCCCGCGCAGAGTGGGAAGCCACGATCCAGAAGGGCATTGAAAACCTTGGTATGAACATCATGGATTCGGATGACGGCGACGCCCCCTTTGATGGCGCTTGCATGGCCGTACACCCGCTTATCCTTGAAGCTGCGGTCAAGTTCCAGTCAAAGGCTACAGCCGAACTCTTGCCCGCCACCGGACCTGTGCGTACCGAAGTCATGGGTGCACAGACAGACCCCAAGCTGATGAAGGCAAACCGGGTCAAAGAGTTCATGAACTACCAGATCACGAAGCAGATGACTGAGTACTACCCGGACATGGAGAAGTTGCTGTTCCATCTTCCACTGTACGGTTCTGCGTTCAAGAAGACCTACTGGGACTTCAACCTGAACCGTCCTGTGTCTTGCTTCATCCCAGCCAACGACTTCGTGATCAACAACAACCAGAGGTCCTTGGAAAAAGCCCGCAGGTATTCGGAAATCCTGCCCATCATGTCTGGTGCAGAACTACGCAACAAGATCATCAACAACGAATACGTTGAGCCAAAAGAGTGGCGCGGCAAGGTACTGGAGCAGCCAGAGGATGTCTCTGGTGACTTCAACGTCGGCGGTGCTACGTCCATTGTGATTGACAACGTCCACGAAGCCTCTAACCGCGCTTCGGGTATGTCCCACGTTGACGGTCTGTTCAACAAGGAGTTCTCTCTTGTCGAGCAGCATTGCTTCCTTTCCCTACCGAGCCCCTTCGGACAGTCGGGCTTTACCGATCCGTACATCGTCACGTTTGTCCGCGAAACGGGAGAAATCCTTTCGATCCGCCGCAACTGGGACGAAGGGGATAAGCTGCGCAAGAAGATCATCTGGTTCAGCCATTACTTGTACGTCCCGAGCTTTGGCTTCTACGGTGCGGGCTTGTTCCACCTTCTGGGGAACTTCCAAGTCACCCTGACAAGCATCATGCGCTCACTTGTGGACGCAGGACAGTTTGCTAACCTTCAAGGTGGTCTGAAGCTCAAAGGGCTTCGAATTACCGGAGACAATTCCCCCATCGCCCCCGGTGAATGGAGAGAAACCGAGTCTCCTATTCAGGACATTAGCAAGGCTCTATTCCCCCTACCGTACAAGGAACCGTCTCAGGTTCTTTCCATGCTGTTTCAGTGGCTCGACGGACGGGCTGGGAACTTCGCAGACTCAACTGAGCAGGTAGTCAACGACTCAACCAACTACGGGCCTGTAGGCACCACCGTAGCCCTTCTGGAAGCGTCCATGAAGCTGTTCAGCGCCATTCACAAGCGGTGCCACTACAGTCAAGAACAAGACCTCAAACTGCTTGCCCGGGTCAACTTTGACTACATGCCAGAGGAATACCCCTACGACGTGTCGGGTGTTGAACGTACCG